CTTCAATCAAGAAGCACGGAGTCGTCGATCCGATCCAGCTCCAGGCGTCCACCCAGGACTGGCAGGTCGGTTCCCAGGGCAAGTACCAGATCATGGACGGAAACCACCGCCTCGCGGCGGCGAACGCCATCAATCCTCAGGGTCTCGTGCCAGTCGAGCACCACGACATTGCCGCTGAAGCGCACGCCGTTGGCCTGGGCCGACGCGCAAGGCGCATCCAAAAGGCCAAGGAAAAGCAGCAGGCTGCAGGTCAGCAAGCAGGCTACGCAGCCCTTATGAAACGGATACAAGGTTGAGACGGACAGGATCGACGGCTCGTCGGTAATCTCGCGGTAGACGTATTCGGTATCGCAGGTAAGGAAGCGTAAACCCATGGCTGAAGCTGACGCGCTGGACTTCCTCAACAAGCAGCCTGACGACCCCGCTTCTGGGTGGGTGTCCGACCAGGATGTGAAGGACGCGGTCAGCCGGATCTACGCCGACCACCCAGATTCCAGCGAGGTGGACGGGCAGATCGACGCGAAGCTTGTACCGATCGACGCCCGCATCGACGATCTGGAGACGACCGTCGCCGCTTCCCCTGTCGCCACGGTGGAAGCAACCGTTCTGGAACCAGACCACGCACCCACTGCTGTCTGGAACCCATCCACTGGTGCGCTGCAGCTCGGCATTCCCCAGGGAGTCAAGGGTGAGACAGGCGCACGAGGTGCCGTCTCGTACACCTTCCGCTTCCAGGGTGCTCAAGACGTCGATACTCCCGACGACATGCTCAACGTCATTCAGTTCCCAGTTCCTGTAGCTGGAGATCCGTACCTCTGGGTGCTGCGCTTCACCGGGGACGACGTTGACTGGGACAACAGCCGTGCCCCGGAGTACTGGGCCTTCTCTAAGCTGCCACTAGATCCGTCACTGACGCCGTCTCGTGCAGAAACCAGCCTCGTCACCGTGTCCGTGCCCTTGGCCACAGAAGCGCCGCTGTCTGACTCAGCCGACACCGCGACCATCACGAGTCATGGGTTGACGGTCTCCGACCGGGTTCGCGTCAAGAGCCTTGTCACAACCACGGGCCTGACCAACAACAACGTCTACTGGGTCGTGTCACCGACGGCCAACACGTTCAAGTTCTCCCTCACCGAGGGTGGATCGGCCATCAACCTTGGCACCGGAGCTGGCACGGCCACCATTGAGAAGGTCGTCGGCGGCTGGCACTTCATCGGTACTGGTGATGGAGCTGGCGGTAGCGGCGGCGTGGACCTTGATGCCCACATCGCGGACACCACCAACGTCCACGGCATCACCAACACCGCGAACTTGGCCACCAAGAGTTACGCAGACTCAGCGGTCAGCACTGCCATCACTGCACTCATCGGAGGCGCACCCGGCGCGCTCGACACACTCAACGAGCTGGCTGACGCCCTCGGAGATGACGCCAACTACGCCGCCAGCGTTGCGGCGGAACTCGCCAACCGGCTCACCAAGAGCCTGATCGATGCCAAGGGCGACCTGTATGTCGGAACCGCCGACAACACGGTGGCGCGTCTTGGCGTGGGTTCTAACAGCCAGGTACTCACGGTTGACTCGACCACGTCAACGGGCTTGAAGTGGGCGACGCCTGCACCAAGTGGCGGCACGGCGAGCTGGAATGTGGTCACGACTAAGGGCGACCTCATCGTGGCCACCGCCGACAGCACCGTCATCCGTCTTGGCGTGGGAAGCAACGGCCAGGTGCTGGTCGCCGACTCCACGCAGACGGCTGGCGTCAAGTGGGCAAACTTCGGAACCATCCAAGAATCCCTGCTCGACGCCAAGGGCGACTTGATTGTTGCTACGGCCAACGACACTCCGGCGCGCGTGGCTGTGGGCACCAACGGCCAGGTGTTGTCCGCCAACTCGGGCGCAACCGCCGGAGTGTCCTGGATTGACGCGTTCATCGTTGACCGAGTCGCTTACTGGCCCGGTACCGGTGGCGTCGGAACGTGGCCATCACGTCCCTCGGTTGGGTCAGGAAAGCATGTCGAATGGCGCAGTGTTCTCGACGCTGACGCACCCCCACCGCCAGGTGCCCTTGCGGGCGACTCGTGGAAGCGGGCTGCAGGAGCCGAGGTCTAGATGCCCGCACAGCATTGGACCCTCAACGCGGCTGGACGGTGGCAGACAGAGGGCGGTCGTTCTATTAGCTTCCGCGACAACCTCGTCGCCGGAAGCTACCGACCGTCTGCCGCGACCACCGGAACACTCGGATCGTTGACAACGTGGACTGGGGACTTCGTCACGACTGCGGCCAGCCAGGTTGTACAGAACCTAGACATCACTGGTCGCGTGAAGATTCGTCACGACGGGGTCACTTTTAGAAACTGCCGCATTCAGGGTGGTAACCCCACCGTCGAGGCAGGCTTTGGCTCGGTCGAGGCGTTCCAGGCGCGCGGCACGACCACGAAGTTCTACGACTGCGAAATCATGACGTCATTCCTTCAGATCGAGTCGGGCAACTCGATCCAGGGACGTGACTTCGAGATCTACCGCTGCAACCTATGGGGTTCGGTCGATGGTGTTGGAGCGCAGTACTCCAACGTCACGATCTCTGCCTGCTGGATCCATGACATCAAGTGGTACACGCCCGATCCCGGCCACTCCGACAACCGCACTCACAACGACGGCATCCAGGTCCACGGCGGTGCGAACTTCACCATCATCGGTAACTCGATTGAAGTTGGCTACCCCGGCGGTGGTGATGGAGTCGGGTTCCACGAACACACCTCCGGCATCATCGTCACCCAGGATGTTGGCGCGACCTCCAATGTCACGATCGACAAGAACTGGGTCTACTCGATCAGCAACCTCGGAACGGCAGTAGGTATCAACCTCAGCCATTCCCCACGAAGCGGCCCCTACGGCGGAACAGTCACAGTTACTAATAACCGGTTCAGTGCTTTGTCCACGTTCCGTACGGGCAAGCACATCCTCATGGACAGCACCACCTACGACAAGGCGACTAAGACAGGCAACGTCGTTGATTCGAGCGGGTCCGCTGCCACGATCTCAAGGAATAGCGGCGCATGACAACATTTCTCCGTAACAACGCTGAAGGTGCCGCGTCCGGCACCTCCATTACGACGGCCAACAGTGCGGACAACTCCGCAGGTGACGCTCTCGACATCGCCACGAGCGGTACGCGCACGTACGACAACGCGTGGACCCACGGCGGATCGACAAGCTGGAAGCTGGAAGGCACAAGCGGTAACACCGCCATCCTCGGGTGGGACCGCACGAACGCCAAGCTCGCGTTCCGTACCTACTTCCAGTTCACTACCACCCCCGGCGCGACATGCAACATCCTGCAGGCCCGCCACGCAAGCGGCGGTATGGCAGCGGTTGGTATGCGAACCGACGGCAAGCTCCAGGTCACCGACTCAGCCGGGGCCTACATCTACACGTTCGCCAGCGCACTCTCAACGAGCACGACCTACCGTCTCGAACTGTTCGTGGAGAAGGGCACCACTACCTCAGACGGCAAGATCTCCTTCGCCTACTACCTCGGCGACAACACCAGCCCAGTCGAGACCGCGAGCGTCGCGACAACGGTCAACACGACCACCAACGACATCACTTCGATGCGCTGGGGCAAGCTGACCGGCATCTCGTTCACCCAGGCGTTCTGGTTTGACGACGCCGCTGTTGAGTACGGGCGCGGAAGCTTCATCGGTCCCAAGCTTGGAGACCCGGTCATCGCCCACGTCGAGCACACCATCGTCGAGGTGGACACCACCGGCAGCAACGGAACGATGACCCTCACTCAACAGAGCGGCACGACCTGCACGATCACTGGGCCTAGCTCGTCCATCTTCCGCATTACGGTGCCGGATCACCCCGACGTTCTCAGATTCCGCCTCACTGCCACCGCTGACGGTGCGCCAATTACCCAGGACTTCACCATCGCCCCCGACAACCTTACGAATGAGCTGGTCTTGCCGGTGGGCGGTACCGCGACCGTACTTTCTGATTGGGTGTAGAGCCGCCATGTACACGCTCATCATTGCGGAGGCGACTCTGCAACTCGACGCTGCATGGGCAGGTGTTCTTGTGGCCACCTTGGGACTGTTTCTAACCATCATCCTGGCGGGGCATACGGCAATGGCTTGGTTCATCAGACTTTCTATTAGGTCTGCAATCGCTGACCTGAAGCGCGAGTTAGAGGGCAAGATCGAGGGGGCAGTGACCGATGCCGCCGCCGCGCGGCAGAACTCCGACGCCACCTTGCACAACCAGGTGATGTGGATGGAGCACACCAACGGTATCGACCAGTCGCAGATAATTCGCCCGACTGACCACCCCTGAGTTTGGCCGTACACGTTTCTAGAACGCGGCTACTGTGGTGTAACCCATACCTTTGGTAAAGGAGCACCCACCATGCCCACTCAGACTGAGTTCCCGTGGCGCACCACCGCACGCACGCTGTTCCAGGCGTTCGTCGGCTTCTGCGCGCTCGTTCCCTTGCTGGTTGGAACTGACGTTCCACCGGTCGGAGCTGTCGTCGTGGCCCTCGGCGTCTCAGGAACCGTCACCCGCACCATGGCGATCCCAGAGGTCAATGACTGGATCGGAAAGTACCTTCCGTTCCTCGCTGCAGATGGGCATGGCAAGTGAAGTCCGCGCCCGAGTGGAAGGGCTTCATCGCTCTGGTCGCGGTGCTCACTCTCGTGGTGGTCTTCGCCGTCGTCACGGGCAACCGGACCAGTCCTGACACACCGCCTGCTCCGGTGCCCACCGTTGTTGTGAATCCGCAGGAGCTACCCAGCTCCTCGGTGAAGGACGTCCCCAAGCCGAAGCTCGGTACCGTTCCCAACGGAATCACGCCCCCGGAAGCCAGCGCGCCTGTGGCAGACCCGGTGCAGGTCGTCGCACTTGTGGATGGCCTGGGAGGTGGACCCTCCGTCAAGTACGTCACGGGCGGCACGAAGAACCCGTGGACACCGCAAGAGGCGGTTGCCTACGCCGCAGGTCAGGTTAAGAGGCCCGACAAGAACTACCTGCGCCTTTGTGCCCACTCGATGTCCTGGTACTACGGCTACTACTCGTACGGCTACCCCAGCGCCTCAGCCGGTGGCAATGCCACGCCTAAGAAGCTGCGGCACTCGGTGAAGGATCCAAAGTCCATTCCAGCGGGCGCATTGGTGTACTTCGTCAACCAGGGCCAGTACGGGCACGTTGTCTTGTCCAACGGTGACGGTCGCGTCTACTCCAATGACATCAACCGGGCAGGGAAGATCGACCTCGTCCCCTTGAGTGTCTTCAAGAAGAAGTGGGGCTACAAGCCCAGCTTCTGGACGCCTCCGTACTTCCCGAACGCAGGGGGACGCAACCCCAATCCACGCCCCATCATCAAGGCAGTGGCAACTCCAGCCCCAGCTCCCAACAAGAAGGCCGTTGTCAGCGCAGCGGCACTGGCGAAGGTGTGCCGTCGTGGTACGTCGTACGCGGGAGTTGCCACGGTGCGCAAGGCACTGGGCATTTCTGGCGGGAGTAAGTGCGCCGCCAAGTTCCGTGCGGCCTACAAGAAGTGGCAGCGCAAGCTGGGCTATCGCGGTAAGGCTGCCGACGGGGTTCCCGGCAAGGCCAGCCTCAAGGTTTTAGCAAAGAAGAAAGGGTTCACTGTGTCCTAGGAGGAGTCATGAAGGCAGCACTTCATTTCCACCCACACAAAACCCAGCCCGTGTTAGATCGCTCGGCGCTGGAGAAGTTCCTGACGGTGTTTGGCAACGTCCGTGACTTCGTTGGCTTTCTAATACGTCTGGGGGTCGCCCCCTAATAGAAGAACCCCTCTAGTGGAGGGGTTCTTCTATGTGTGAGCCAACCTGTACCGGAGTAACGTGGCGGTATGCACATCCAGCGGATCAAGGCAGTCCAGGCGCATCCGGTCCCCTCACAGGTGTACCGCCCCGGCAACATTTTCGACGCAGATGTGCTGCGCGCACCGGTCATTGACCGCGAATCGGTCGAAGAGCCGGAGTTCCCACCAGGTGCCACTCCTGCCAATGGAATGCAGGGCGTCCCTCTGTTCCGCTGCAACGTCTGCGAGGCAATCGTGGCGGAATCTGAACTTGACGCACATCAGTGTTGATTAGGGCAGACAGGATGCACAGAGGTGCAGCAAACTTGGGTCAGAAGGAAGCCCTGGCACTCAAGGAGAACTGACTCATGGCCGCACGACGGCAGTCCGCAGCACCAGCCGCAGAACCCACTTATCAAGAAGGCGCTCCCGTTGTTGTGGAGCCAGTCGTCGAAGAGCCAGTCGCAGTGGAGGAGACGCCTGTCGTGGCGGATGCCCACCCGACGGCAGCCGATACGGCTGTGCCGACAGACCCAGAGGTTGTCTCTGCGGACTACGTGGCCTTCGCCGCCGAGCTGAACGCGGTCGCTGAAGCGGCAGCCGGGGTCAAGGCAACGGACACCGACGCAGAGCGCCAGGAGAAGCTGCACGAGTGGAACGCCGCAGGCGGGTTGCTCCAGGCAGTCAAGGACGGGAAGTTTGACGTCCCGAGTGAAGTCCGTGGCGGAAAGCTCAGCGACTCGTTCCAACACGAGGCTCCTGTCCCGAACGCACTGGTTCTTCTAGAAGCCGGTGCTGTTGAGGCGATCGCCGAGTTCGCTGAGGCAAACGACCTCAATTTGGGCGACGTCGTGCCTGTCCCGAACCGTCAACCATGGGAAGCCGGAGTCACAGCAACGGTCAATGACTTCGCAGTTCGCTGGGACGGCGAATCCTGGGTCTCCGCAAGCTAGATCCGTCTGAGTTAACGCAGACGGAAGTGGTGCTCCTCCTACAGACTTGGCGTAGGCACTCACGCCACTGACTCGAAGGGCACCACACCATGGACTACGTCGCTTTTGAAGCGGAGACCACCGAGATTGTGAAGACTGCGGCGAGTGTCTCCGGGGGAGATAACGCCACGGTTAAGGCGCAGAAGATCGCTGACTGGAAGGCCGCAGGAGGACTTCTCACGTCCATCGCTGCAGGAGACTTCGACGAATCCAGCGAGGTCATCGACGGCGATCTCAGCGACCTGTTCGTTGACAACGTCACCCTCGATGCGTCCGGTGCTTACTTCTCCGAGGCCATCGTCTCCGACATCAAGTCCGACCCCAACCGCCACGTTCCTCACCGTGGTGCCAAGTCCCTCCAACAGGGTGACCGCATTACGGACTCCGACATCTCTGTGGTCGGTGACCTGGACAAGTACTCCTACATCCCGTCCCCGAATCTGCAGGCATGGACATCCGGGTACGCCAAGGTCAACAGCCTCAAGGTTGCATGGACCGGGACCGCGTGGGCCACGCGCGCAGCTCTGAACTCGACGTTCGGAAGCCCCACCGCTGGCGACCGCAGCTACACCGTTCAGATCAGCAACTTCGACGCCAACTGGACATACACCCCAGTGGTCAACCACGGATTCGCGTACGTCAACGGGTCCGGCCTTGTCACCGTGTACGGCCTGAGTTCGCACCAAACCGCGACGCTGGTCGTCAAGACCTCTCGCGGCGGCTACCCCAAGGGCACGGGCAACACGTCGGGCACCGCTAAGTACGACGCGCTGACCCCGACCTTCGGAACCCCAACGCGCACAGCCGACGGTTACACGGTCGCAATCACCAACTACGACGCGGCGTACACCTGGGCAGGATCGGCCACAGCAAGCGGCTCGGTCGCCATCAACTCGGGTACGGGCCTGGTCACGGTTACCGGGGTTGCGGCCAACACCGCGAGTGTCACCACCATCACCACGACACGCACCGGGTACGTGGGAGGCAGCGCAACGGTCAGCGGCACCAGCCTCAGCGCAGCACGTACGCCAACCTTCGGAACACCGAGGCACCAGCCTCAGCGCAGCACGTACGCCAACCTTCGGAACACCGACGTCAACCAGCGGCGGATTCACCGTGCAGATCACGAACTACGACGCGGCATGGACGTGGGCCGGTACAGCCACAGCAAGCGGCACGGTCACCATCAACGGCTCGGGTCTGGCAACGATCAGCGGAGTGGCAGGAACCACCTCCTCGACCGCCACGATCACCGCTACTCGCAGCGGCTACGTCACAGGATCCGCGACTTCCACCGCGACCTCGCTGTAGCCCATGGCGAGACCCATCGACAGGGACACCCCGACGGCATGGACACGGATGCCGTCGGGGAAGACCGTCTCGCAGGAGATCCGCTCACGCGGCGGCGTCACGGGTCAGGCCCGTGGTCTGCGCGATCGGTTCACCAGCCAACGCGCGGGGACCATTCCGTTCACGCTTGAAGACTTCATCCCAGGTGAGGACGTGCAGCTCCTCAAGCACGGGGACGCTCAGAAAGACGCCGTTCTATTAGACCAGTACCTCAACGGCAAGACGGTCAACCCGTTTGCGGCCCTTCCGCAGCGACCGACCACCAGTCAGCTCCACGACATCGTGACGCTGTACGACGACGGCGGCGACTACTACGAGCCGGATATCGGCGAGACGTACCGCAACTACGCACAGACTCCTATTCGCCCCGGAACCGAGAAATACCTGGGGCAACCTGAGGGCTACACAGAGGCCGCGCCATTGTCTGAGGTGCCGACGAGCACGACGAACCCTCACCGACCTCGTACTGTGGCTGCCGGGTACCAGATCAACCACGGCGAGAAGACCGGAAAGCTCACGGTGGTCTTCCGCGATGGCGTCTACTACAACTACTACCAGGTCACCGAGTCTGAGTGGCAGCAGTTCCGCTCCAATCAGTCCAAGGGGAGATACATCCGGCAATTCCTGGATTCGAAGCCCAGGGGTGTTGCCAACGGTAGTGACATTGACCCTATGATGCGTCAAAGGCTGTATCGGGTACTGGAAACAGCACAGCGGTACAACAAGGGCAAGCTGGACTCTGCACGCAGGCGCAAGCAAGTCACCAAGGCCGCGTCGTCAAAGTCAGCGAATCCCCGCCCACGGAACCGGTAGACATGGAGGACGAGTGGCCGAGACCAGAGACATCGGACGCCTCTTCCTCCACCGAATGTCCTACCCCAGTACTGACTTCCCTGTGTGTGAGCGAGGAGATACACAGGAGACGTCATACCCATTTCGACACGCGAAATCGCTGGTGGTGCGCCTACCACTGAGCACGCGCGCTCTGGTTATTGGTTGGTGGGGCAAGCCACAGGACGAGGAAGAAGCGCTACTCCGGGCGGTATCCCTGGGGGAGAAGAGGTCATATGTTCAAGAAGGCGAAGCATTCACGGAATATCTCGAAAGCCCGTCGGAGGGCGCAAAGAGCATCCACGACTGAGCTTCACCAATGGGTCGATGTCACCCTGGTCGAGGTAGGAACCGCCTGTCGGGCGGGTACCCTCGATGAGGCCAAGATGTGGGCAGATGTAGTCGTGGACCTCGTGGAAGAGCTACAGGCTAGGTCCGTGTAGGGGATCACCCCATGCGCTGGTCTACAGAACGCTGGACCGGGTACGGGCACCGCTTCCAGCTCAATTCCCTTGGTTGTTGACGGACGACGAGGAGTAGTCCAAACTAAGTCTCGTTGTCAGACCGCCCAGTCATGAGAACAACTGGAAGGCCCCCTGCGTTGTAGGGGGCCTTTCGCCTTTCTATTGGCTGTGTAGCCCATACAGTGCATAAGAGCTAATCTCGTAGGGTGTCCAACGATCAGTTCACTGAGATCTCCGCTGACGACGTCGCATTCGACGAAGAGGACTACGACCAGCTCGATGACGAGCTAGATGAGCTGTCTCCCAAGTTCGTCGAAACGCTCATCGACAAGGTCATTGCATTCCAAGAGATCCTCGTAGGCCACCCATTGCACGCCTACCAAATGCCGTTTGCGCGCCGGGTCATTGAGTCGGTCATCATTGGTGACGGCGAGACGATCTCTGCGCTGGCTTCGCGCCAGTCGGGTAAGACCGAGACAGTGGCCGATGTCGTAGCCACCCTCATGGTGCTCCTCCCACGGTTGGCAAAGATCTACCCGGATCTGCTGGGGAAGTTCTCCAACGGGTTCTGGGTTGGGATGTTCGCCCCGGTCGAAGGTCAGGCAGAAACACTATTCGGACGGACTGTTTCCCGGCTCACCAGCGAGCGCGCACAGGAGATCCTTGGCGATCCAGAGATTGACGACATCACCGCCCGCCACCCCGGCGTCACCAAAGGCATCGCGCTGAAGAAGTCCGGCAGCTTCATGCTCATGATGACGGCAAACCCCCGCGCCAAGATTGAATCCAAGACGTTCCACCTGGCGGTGCTGGATGAGTCCCAGGAGATGGACGACCACGTCGTTTCTAAAAGCATCAGTCCGATGCTCGCGTACACCGCCGGAACACTGGTGAAGACGGGCACACCAGCTCGCGTGAAGAACCACTTCTACAAAACGATCCAGCTCAACAAGCGTATGGCTACCGGTAAGGGCAAGCGCAAGAACCACTACCAGTGGGACTGGCGTGAGGTCGCCAAGGTCAACAAGAACTACGCGAAGTTCGTCAAGAAGGAGATGCTGCGGATCGGCGAGGACTCCGATGAGTTTCAGATGTCATATTTGTGCAGGTGGATGCTTGACCGAGGCATGTTCATCACCCAAACCGCCTTCGACAACCTGGGGGATACCAGCCAGGAGATTGTGCGGAGCTGGCACCAGAGTCCCGTCGTCGTCGGGATTGACCCTGCCCGCAAAGCTGACTCCACGGTTGTCACCGTGGTGTGGGTCAACTGGGATACCCCCGATGAGTTCGGGTTCTTCGATCACCGAGTCCTGAACTGGCTGGAGATTCAGGGTGACGACTGGGAAGCGCAGTACTACCAGATCGTCAACTTCCTGGCCCCGTACGACGTCTTGGCAGTGGCCGTGGACTCCAACGGTGTAGGAGATGCGGTTGCCCAACGCCTCGACCTTCTCTTACCGCGTGCCGAGGTCATCCCGGTCACCAGCTCCCAGGTCGAGCAGTCACGTCGCTGGAAGCATCTGCAGTCGCTCATTCAGCGCGAGATGATTGGCTGGCCTGCTCATTCAAAGACGCGCCGACTTAAGAACTACCAGCGGTTCATGCAGCAGATGACCGACGCGGAAAAGAAGTTCTCGGGTCAGCACTTCACCGTCGAAGCTCCCGATGAAGCAGGGGCGCACGATGACTACGTGGACTCCCTCGCGCTGGCCTGCTCCCTCACGCGCGACCTGACGATGCCTGAAGTCCAACAGAGTTCCGCGCCCTGGTTCGGCTGACGCGTACCTCGTACCAATGGCATGATGTACATATGCCGATGGAACCCAGGGTCAAGTACCACGAAGAAGCCGACGCGTACCAGAACGCAGAGGCGCATTACGGGGACGGCTCCTACGCGGGCCACATCATTAACAAGTTCGGTCCGGTCCTCAGCCCACGCGTTCAGGACGCCATCTTTCGGGAACACGGCACAAGCCTCGCTGAAGCTCGTCATCAGGGATTCAAGAGTTCCCTGTACACGGGCAAGGCATACCGACACGCCCATGTGTACGACGTGCTCGATCACTTGGGTTACTAGCTGACAAACTGCTGTATTCGACACCATACTTACAGGGACGTCCCTACTAAGGAGTAATCATGGCTGATGCCCAGTCGCCACTGGCACCAACACCGCAGTTCCCGGAGCGCGCGCCGACTGAGTTCCAGCGCAAGGGTGCTCCGTCACCGGTCGGCAACCAAGGACCGGTTCGCTTCGAAGAGGGTCTGGCAACTGACCCCGACGTTCCTGTGGACTTCGTCACCGGCATCGTGCAGGGCAACAGCTCTGCTCCCGGTCGTCCGAACCGCAACGCCAACGTCTTCGAGAAGCCAGCCGAAGAGACCATGAAGGAGCGGGCACACGCCGGTTCCGCATCATGGGTCGAGGCCCCGACTCTGCTTCAAGACTTCGTGCAGGGCAGCTTCACTGACTACGCGGCTCCTCGTTTCGAAGAGGTCATCCGCGATGGTGGTCACCAAGACCGCCCAACCGCGAACCAAGTTCGCGACTAGCCCATGCCAGTCCACGCCCACTCAGATTTCCGTGAGTGGGCGGGGGCTGGGGGCATCCACGAGGACGGCGAGTGCGGGTACTACCGGTGCCACTTCCCGTACCTGCCCATTGCGAACCGTGGCTTCTATCGCAGCCCCAACACGCTGAACCGCGTGCAGGAGATCTCGCAGGCCAGATCAGAGAAGGAAGCCGATGGATCGTAGGACGCTCCGATCGCGAGCGCTACGCCTAAGGAGACAACGTGAGTTCCGAAGTCCGACCGTTACCCCCGGCGACGCACAATCGCGAGCAGTCCAAGCACCAGGAGCCAGCGAACAAGAAGCTGTGGTTCATGCTCCAGCAGCAGGCCCGCAGCAAGTTCCCCAAGTACCCGTCTCCAGCGGCAGCAGCCTGGATGCACAAAAAGTACGTGCAAATGGGAGGGCGCTTCCGGGATACCCGAGTGGAGGCACCCAACCCCAAGGACAAGGTGGCTCCCAAAGGTAAGGACAAGAAATGAAGAGTCCTTTTCTGGAAGCGTTCGAGAAGAAGTTCGCCCACCTGTACGGACCAGGGTCTGAGCGCACGATTAAGTGCTGGATCAAGCCGAACACGTTTCTGTGGGGAGCTAAGTGCTCCTGTGGCTGGGAGATGGAACCAAACGAGCACAGCATCATGAAGCAGTACCGTCGGCTCCACGCAGCCGTCCACCGCCGCCAGGGTCACCTGGTTTCGGTATGACCGCAGGACGTAGCTGATGTATGAGATAACAGATACAGTGATCGCATGTCGGTAGATTTTGCGAGTCCGTCGTTTCGGGCAGCGGGGCAAGACCTCACCGTCAGCATTAGTCCCCTTGGCCTGGTCGAACTAGCCGACGAAGAGTTCGAGGTCCACGGCCCGCGTCTCAATCGGTACTCGATCAACTGGGCCATGTACCTGGGGCACCACTACTCCTTCCGCCGCGAGGCGGGAGAGCCACAGCACTGCTTCAACTTCTACCGCGCCTTCACGGACTTCACCAATCGCTTCACCTTCGGACAAGGCGTGCAGTTCACGTCTCCCAAAGAGACTGAAGCCATCGTGCCGTCCCTGCTCAAGCGCGTGTGGGAAGTCGATAACGACAAGATGCAGGTGCTCTTCGAGATCGGCACTCACGGCGCAGTCAACGGTGACGCCTTTATCAAGGTGGCCTATGAAGAAGCGTTCGAAGATCCCGCAGGCCGGGTACACCCAGGCCGCGTTCGCATTCTCCCGCTGACCAGCGCCCACTGCTTCCCGGAGTTCCACCCCCACGATCGCTCGCGGCTGATCCGCATGAAGATCAAGTACCGATTCTGGGGCACCAGCCCGCAGGGCACTCGCAGCGTGTACACGTACACGGAGATCCTGACCGAGGATCAGATCGAGGAGTACGTCAACGACGAGCTGATCTCCAGCCGACCAAATCCGCTGGGCGTCATTCCTATCGTTCAGATCCGCAATATCCCCGTGCCGGGTAGCCCGTGGGGGTTAAGTGACTGCCAGGACATCATCCAACTCAATATGCACTACAACGAAGTAGCGCTGGATATTGCTGACATCATTAACTACCACGCGGCTCCCGTCACGGTCATCGTTGGAGCCAAGGCCAGCCAACTAGAAAAGGGCGCGAAGAAGGTCTGGGGTGGTTTGCCCAAGGACTCCCAGGTCTTCAACCTGCAAGGCGGCGGCTCTGGACTCAGCGGTGCCCTGGAATACCTAGAGAAGCTCAAGCAGAACATGCACGAGCTAGTTGGTATCCCGGAGACAGCGCTCGGACAGGTCCAGCCGATTTCCAACACCTCAGGCGTCGCCCTTTCTATTCAGTTCCAGCCACTGATGAACCGCCACTCGCAGAAGATCGCGCAGTACGGCGAGGGCCTGGAGAAGATCAACGAGCTGGTGTTGTTGCAGCTCGCGCTCAAGGAGCCGGACACGTTCTTCTGGGATCCCAGCACGGACACCCCGCTGCAAGAGGGTCAGCTCGCACAGCTCGACCCCATGGACCCGTTGACCTACCGGACTGGCGTCCACTTCCCGCCACCACTGCCGCTGGACAAGCTCGTCATCCTCAACGAGATTCAGTTGAAGATGCAGCTCCACTTGGAATCGCGCGAAGGTGCTCTGCGCACATTGGGCGAAGAGTTCCCCGACGAAAAGCTGGCAGAGATCCGCAAGGAGCTGTCCGACGACGCGTTGGCCGATGGCGCACTCACACTTCTGCAGACCCAGATCCAGAAGCAGATCATGGACATCACAGGCATGATGCCTGGTGTTGACGGCGGATCGCCCATACCGATGGGCACGATGACTGCCGACGGAGACCTCATGGGTGATGGTGAGGCTGGGCCTCCAGGGAACCCGCCGATTGCTGACCCGATGGTTGACGAGCAAGAGGCTGAACTTCGTAACTCACTGCTGACTGCGGCCTATGGAGCGAAACTTCCGCAGCGCCGCAATCCAGACTCTGACTAATCTGTACCTGATAGGTGACAAACGAGATAAAACGCGGTTCCATTAGAGACGCACTCAGTTTCTAGAACAGTATCTACTAATTGGAAGGCGCTACCGCGTGAACCCTGAAGCCACTGCAGCTCCTGTTGCTGAAGCAGCCGGACAAGAAGCTGCCGCTGCCCTGCTTGCCAACAACACCGTTTCTAATAGCGCAGGTACGACGTTCACCTCAACGTCGACGACCGCGCCAACTCAGAACGCTGTCCTCACCACAGGAACGGGAATCTCCGTCCCGACCTTCACCCAGGACGATCTCGTGAAGGCCCGCCAGGAAGAGAAGTCGAAGCTCTACCCGGAGATCGAGCGTCTCAAGCAGGAGAACGAAGCCTTCAAGGCCCAGCAGGAAGCGGCGCAGAAGGCAGAGGCCGATCGCCAAGCGCAGATCGAAGCTGAAGAGAAGCGCAAGCAAGAAGAAGAGACCGACGTCCGCACCCTGCTGCAGCAGAAGGAAGCGGAGTGGGAAGCCAAGATCGAGGCCGAGCGTCTTGAGCGTGAGCGCGCGTTCGCGCTTCTAGAACAAGAGCGCAATTTCGCCCAGGTGCAGGAATACCGCGCCCAACGTATCGAGCAGGAGCGCGAGTCAATCCTGCCCGAACTCATTGACTTGATCGCGGGGGATTCCCCGGATCAGATTGAAGCAAGCATTGCGGGTCTGAAGGAACGCTCAGACCGGATTCTTTCTTCGGCACAACAGGCAGCTCAGTCTGCCCGTCGTGATTTGTCGGGGGCGCGGGTCACCGCTCCTCCCGCCGAACCACTGGACAACTACTCGGGAAACAAATCTTTCACTCCAGATCAACTAAGAGATATGTCAATGAATGAGTACGCGCAATACCGCCAACAACTCATCAATGAGTCCGGCGGTAGAGGGCTGTTCGGCTAGCCACCCTCCACCACATTAACCTAAGGAGATTGTCCGATGTCTTCGGCGATTACCGGAACCGGGGCGCTTTCTAATAGCCCCACTGCGTATCCAGGCACCAACAGCAACCTGACCCAGGCAATCCAGACCATTTGGTCAAAGGAAATCCTGTTCCAGGCAATGCCAATTCTGCGCTTCGAGCAGTTCGCTGTGAAGAAGACTGAGCTCGGGGTTGCACCAGGTTTGACGATCAACTTCATGCGTTACAACAACCTCGGCGCGGCTTCACCGCTCGTTGAAGGTGTGCGTATGACGACTGCAGCGCTGACCGCGTCGCAGTACTCGATCACCGTTTCCGAGCACGGTTTCGCGGTTGCAGTTTCCGAACTGCTGCTCAACGCGTCCTTCGATGACGTTATGGCCTCGGCCTCACGTCTGCTCGGTCGCAACATGGCCACGTACCTGGACACCCAGGCACGCGACACCCTGCTCACCGGTACCTCGGTGGTCTGGGGTTACGACCGCACCACCATCTCGAACCCAGCCGGTTGGTACCTCTCAGGTAGCACCCTCGGGTCGGGAGACGACGAGGATGACCTCACGGGTAACTTCAAGCTGGGTACAGCCACCATCAAGGATGGCGTTGAAACCCTCGCTTCGAAGAACATCCCACGGTTGGGCGACACCTACGTGGCGTTCGTTCACCCACACCAGTCACGTTCCATTCGGGACGTGCCGGAGTTCATCGAGGTCACGAAGTACGCCGCTCCAGGCAACTTCATGATTGGTGAGATCGGTCGTCTGTACGACACCGTCTTCATCGAGACCACTCAGGTCAAGAAGGTTCAGAACGCGGGAAGCACCGACGTGTACCGCGCGCTCATGATTGGTGACAACGCATTCGGTCACGCGATCAGCCTTCCGGTTGAACTGCGCGACGGCGGTGTGCTCGACTTCGGTCGTGAGCACGCACTCGCGTGGTACGCCATCTGGGGCCTCGGAAAGATCACCGATGACTCGATCGTGAAGCTCGTCACGAACTAGTCATCTCCGCGAAAAGGGGCAGAGCCACGCTTGTGGCCCTGCCCCTTTTTGTTGGGTACAGTCTGTATTGCATACCTACTATTAAGGAGCAAATGTGGCTATCAAGACCGCCAAGCCATCCGACTTCACTGGTCGTCAGCGTGAGGAAGCGGCAGCCGCCGCAGCCGATGAACTCGCCAAGCGCGAGGGACAGATCACGATGATGCAGCAGGTCGAGGTCGAGCAGAAGGAAAACGAGATCTTCGACCCGAAGAGCGGCGGCTCACTCGGCGAGATCGCAAGCGTCAAGGTTGACCCGAAGAAGAAGGAAGTCGTCATTCAGGTCGTCGAGGACATCGACAACATGACGTACGGAGCTGGGTCTCACTTCACCTTCAAGGTTGGCCAAAAGTACAAGGTCACCGAGAACATCGCCAAGCACCTTGACGAGCTTGGTCTGCTCTGGGGTGGGTACAAATAGACAGCCGCAAGAGCCTCAAGCTGCTGAGTAGCCTTTACCAGCGTGAGGCAGAGAGCGCGCACAGCCAAGTGCGTCGGCTGGAGAAGATAGCCGAGGAGTACTCCAAGCAGAACGCTGAGCTAATGGAGATGATCCGCGAGTACCGGGTATCTATCGACCATGCCGCCGACATGCTTGGCGTTTACGCACAGGAGCGCGACGCAGTCACGGAGAACATGACCGCCGTGGCTGACGCTCTCGTGTGGCTGTTGCGAGATCACACGTCGGGACTGAACTCGGATGACCACCGCCGAGTAGGTTCCGATTGTCACGTCAAATGCGTCGATGTTCTGGTGCAGGCCGGACGTGCAACATGGATCGACAGGGGCGTGAGCTTCACCGTGCAGGCCGGACGTGCAACATGGATCGACAGGGGCGTGAGCTTCACCGTTCGTTAAGCCAGACAGGCCCCACTACTTCCAGCATCATTGGAAGCTGGAGGTAGTGGTGTCCACTATTAGTGCTTTGGTAGCCCGAACCCGCACGGAGATCGGCGATACCCCAAAGTTGTTCGAGCAGAACTTCACGACAACTGGTGGTACCAATGCCTACCCAATCGGCTTCTCACCCCTGGCTGCCGGCACTCTGACAGTCACCCTGGACGGGGTTGTTGTCCAGGACGAGCCGATCGAAGACGTCGAGTACTCCGGTGTCTCAGTGGATGAATCCACGGTCCTGCTGATCTTCGACTTCGTGCCGCCCGAAGGTCTAGCACCCTGCTGATCTTCGACTTCATGCCGCCCGAAGGTCTAGAACTGCGCATCACGGGGACGTACTTCCGGTTCTTCACCGACGCGGAGCTGGCGTCGATCGTCAAAGACTCCCTGGCCATGCACATCGGAACTCGTACCGATGCCAGCGGACGACCCATCACGTTGGCACGCCTCGACGGAATTGAGGAGTACCCGGTAGCGCTGCTGTCCACCATCAACGCTCTCTACGTGCTGGTGACAGACGCAAGCTTCGACATCGACATCTACGCGCCCGACGGCGTGAACATTCCTCGCTCTCAGCGCTACCGCCAGCTCATGGAGCTAATAGAAGAGCTGAAGAACCGGTACAAAGAACTCTGCTCGATGCTCAACATCGGTATGTACAAGATCGAGGTGTACACGCTGCGGCGCATCTCGAAGAGAACCAACCGTTACGTCCCGGTCTACTTCCCGCAGGAGATCGACGACCGCAACATTCCCCAACGCGTGCGCCTGCCGCTCCCGACGTACGGAGGCACGGTCATCGACGACGGGATGCCGACGTGGGACTTCGTTGCTCCGCAGGGAATCCCGTTCGACCACATCATCACCAAGTTGGTTCAGGGCTCGCCGCTGGATCTGACCGGATACACCGCGAAGATGCAGGTTCGCCGGTCGGTCAATGACCCCGATGCCGTCCTCACACTGACGGACGGAGACGGACTCACCCTTGGTGGACCAGACGGAACCGTCACCATCCATATCGATGCGTCCGCCTTGACGAATCTTCCGTACCGGACGTACGTCTACGACCTTGAGGTGTACAGCCCCGATGCAGTTCCAACCCGCCTCGTACGCGGCGACTTTACAGTGACCCCGGAGGTGACTCGATGAGTTACTCCATCACGATCGATGACGACTCCATCACGATAGATGACGGCGTAGACGGGGGGACAAACACCGACGTCGTTGTCGACAGTCGCGGGATTAAGGGCGATACCGGGCCTACCGGGCCGCAAGGCGCTACAGGTGCAGCAGGAGCAACCGGGCCGATTGGACCGACCGGCCCGCAGGGTGCCACGGGGGCTGCGGGTGAGACTGGGCCTAAGGGGGACACTGGCGATACCGGGCCTACGGGTGCTACCGGCCCTGCTGGGCCTACGGGGGCTACTGGCCCTACAGGGGCGACGGGTGCGACTGGTGCTACCGGCCCTGCCGGTGCCGATGGTGCAGATGCCGACGTCTCCGCGCTCCTGGTCAAAGCCAACAACTTGAGCGACATCACCAACGCCGCAGCAGCCCGCACCGCGCTCGGCCTCGGCACGATGGCGACCGCCACGGCCACCGACTACCTCACCAAAGCGGGGAACCTCGCAGGGTTAGCGGATCTGCCAACGGCCAGGACGAACCTTGGCCTCGGCACTGCGGCAGTCGCCAATACCGGCACAGGCGCAAGCGATGTCATCCTCGGCAACGATTCCCGCCTGACAGACACCCGCACACCATCGGCAGCGAGCATCGTGGACGCCATGATTTCGACAACGCTAAGCCCGTCGAAGATCACGGGCACGGCGGCAATCCTCGGGGCTAACACGTTCACGGCTGCGCAGACGATCACAGGTTCGACAGACACCCAGCAGTTAATTGTTAAGGGCGCGGTAGGGCAGACGGTTGGGTTGCAGCACTGGCGCAACTCTGCGGACACGACTCTGGCTTACGTGTCGGCGGCTGGCTATGGGCAATTCGCTGGTATTGGCTCGACGGCTAACGTGTTCGTGGACGGCTCTGCCGACAATATCCAGTTACGGGTGCAAGGGCACTCGACGCAGGTTGCCGATATCTTCGCTGTCGAGAACAGTGCCGGTACGAAACTGGGCGGCTGGGATCGTTACGGCCAACTGAATACGCAATACGTCACAGACACCACGGGTGTCAGTCCGTACTTGCGGTTCCAAACGAACTCTATGATTGCCATTAACCAGGGCAACGCAGCCAACGTCGCATTTGCGGTGCGTGGCATGGCGGCGCAGTCGGGCGCGCTCACGATCTGGCAAGACAGCGCCTCTACAACGTTGGCGAGCGTCAGCGCATCAGGTCACATGCGCGCGATTAACGGAACGCTCGCGCTACCCGGCCTAGCCGTTTACACGGCTGGCAGTTACGACTCTGGTATTCAGGGCGACGGCGCAGGCTTCTACATGGTCGCGCAGGGCAACGCCTCATTCAGGGCGCACTCCTCGCTCGGAAACATGTTCTACATGAAGACTCGCCCACCGGGCGACAACCCGGCGAGTGTCGTTTTTCGCTTGCAGGGCGCAGCAGCACAATCTGCCAACCTCCAAACGTGGGAGGACTCAGCCGGCACCGTGTTGGCGTCCATCACGGCGGCTGGCCGATTCGTTTCCCCGAACGGCACGCAATGGTACGACCAATCCAACCGGGCGCTGATTCTCGCTAAGGGCGACCGGATTGACTTACTGACGTTCGACGGCGGATCAACTCTCGCGCAAATCGCGGGCAACGGCACTGGGATACAGGGCAACTTCGGAATCACCGCCACCGCTAACGCCGCGTCGGTTAAGCCGCTCATAGTCAAGGGCGCAACATCGCAATCCGCCAACCTGTTTGAGGCCCAGAACTCGTCTGCCTCTGTTCTCGCTTCTATTAGTGCAGCGGGAGCAGGAGCATTCAACGGGCTGACTGTTGCGGCGGGGTATGACATAAACGCAGCCCACGCGGCGGCAGACAATACCCGTTACGGGGTCGGGGCTTTGCGCGCAGCCGCTACGGGCGCACGCAACGTTGCGATTGGCGCACAGACTCTCGCTGCGCTCACCTCGGGCACCGACAACATGGCGCTGGGATACTCCGCGCTCCAATCCGTCACCACCGGTACTGCGAACACTTCGGTCGGCCGGAACTCTTTGTCTTCCGCCACCGCTCCCGGCTCGTGCGTCGCACTCGGTTACTACGCGATGGCGAACGGCACGGGCACGATTACCGGCGTGACAGCACTTGGCCGCCAGGCAGGCTACGCGACGACAGGGGCATACGGAACCTTCGTCGGCAGTTACGCCGGGTTCGGCGCAACGTCTGGCGCTAACAACATTTATCTGGGCAGTCAGTCGGGCTATTACTCGACTACGCAATCTAACGAGTTCATCGTGAATTCCCTGGACCGATCGAACCGTGCGGGTGACGTGGCTAGTTCCATTATTTACGGCGTTCAGGATGCGGTGGCCGCTAACCAAACGTTGGCGCTTAATGCGGCTGTTACGGCGACTTACGGCCTGACGTCTCCGACGTCCGTTACGGCTCTGCGATTCCTGTCGGGCACGCTTACTTATTCGGCGGCGAATGCTTTCGGCGCGTTGCAGCAGTCCACGAATGGTTACGCGCAGTTCGTCATTCAGAACTCGAACAGTGGCACTACGGCATCTGCCGACTTCGTAGTCAACAACGACCTGTCCACTGACACCACTTACTACGGTGACTTCGGTATCAACAGTTCAACGTTCAGTGGGTCTGGGCCGTTCAGTGTTCCCAACTCAACGTACTTGACCGCGACGACCGGAAACCTCGCGATCGGTACCACGACCGCGCACAAGATCGACCTGGTAACCAACAGCTCGGCGACTCCGGCGCTGAGCGTCTCTGCAACCGGGCAGACCACCTTTGTCCAGCCGATCGCCAACAAGACGAGCGACTACACAATCACGCTCTCCGACTACACGATCACAGCCGACGCAAGCGCGGGGCTGGTGACCATCACGCTACCGACCGCCGCCAGCTCGACTGGACGTGTATTCAACGTCAAGAAGATCGACGCATCCTCTAACACCGTCCGCATCGCAGGCAACGGATCCGAAACCGTTGACGGTTCCACCACGCAAGACATATCAGTACAGTGGGCATCCGCCGCTGTTCAATCCACCGGAGTTAGCTGGGTGATCCTGTAATGAGTAACTTCCCACTGGGCAACGGCATCGAAGCCGAAACGCCAGAAGCGACCCTCGCGTTGGAGCAGATACGGGACCGGCTCGGACTTCCCGATACTGCTGGCCGTCTGCGTGTCGTTGTAGATGCAATCACTGGCGCGTTGACGCTTGCCACGGTCACCACAGTCGGAACCGTCACCACGGTTACCACGCTCACGAACCAGGCCCAGGTCGGTGGCCTGTTGGCGAACGGCGACCAGATTGCACAGTGGAACAACATTGCTGGCTGGAACCGAAGTTACATCGACGTGCAGCCGTAAACCATGCCACGCAACTTGACCATCTTTCTATCCGTTAACGGAGGGCAGTAGCCGATGACCACCACAGTGAACCTACGCAAGATCCTTGATCGCAAAGCCTGGGAAATGGCGTCGCCTGCTCCTGTCGCCAACGCCGCTGGCATGTTTGTCATCTCGTCGTCGCTGGTCGACCAGCTCACCATGTATGTCACCTCGACGACCGTGATCTACCTCTACGATCCTTTCGAGGACTCCTGGTTGCAGGTTCCGACGTCAGGTTTGGCTGGTACGTTCGGCGCTGGCTCCTGCGGTGTCCACCACCCAAACGGCCCGACCGGGACGGCGACCGCTGGCAGCTCGACCACGTTAACAACGAACCTGACGATCCCTGGTTCCCTTAACGGCTACATGATTCGTATTACTGGCGGCACTGGTGCAGGTCAGGAACGAACGATCGCGTCGAACACTTACGGCACCAACTCGGTCCTCACTGTCAGTTCGACGTGGACTGTCACGCCTGACGCGACATCGACGTACATGATTCAGTCTGGCCGGTTCTGGGTGTTCGTTGGCAACAACGCGACGCAGGGTTTGCGCTACTACGATGTGGCAACGAACACCTGGAGCGCGGCGCTGTCTGTGACTGGTGTCGCTGCCACGTTCGCCACCGATGGACGGCTGCGCACTACCGCCGGATACTACGCAGACTTCGCGACTGGTACTGCTACGTCTGCTACGAGTACGACGTTGGTGAACTCTGGTAAGTCGTGGACGGCTAGCCAGTGGATTAACGCTCAGGTTCGTATCACTGGCGGTACGGGTGCGGGCCAGGTTCGCGTCATCACTGCGAACACTGGCACCACGTTGACGGTTGCTACTTGGACTGTCACCCCTGATGCGACGAGCACCTACACGATCGAAGGCAACGATGACGCGCTGTACCTCGCGGGCAACAACGCTGTCACGCTCTACAAGTATTCGATCTCCGGCAACACATGGTCAACGCTGTCACCAGGCGCTGCCCGCGCGGCAGCACCAGGTGCAGGTATGTCGCTGAACTGGGTTCGCAGCGTGTCCGCGTCGGACTGGACGAATGAGAGTGCGGTGAAGAATGGCCGCTACCTGTACTCATTCCGTGGCGGCGCATCGAACGCACTCGACATCTACGACATCGCAGCGAATACGTGGACTAGCAACGTTGTGTATCAGCGGCAGACCGAAACGTTCACAACTGGCTCATGTCACGAGTTAGTCGGAGACTACATCTATTCGACGAAGGATGCGACCGGTCGCTTCTTCCGGTACGACGTCGCCAAGCAGAAGCTCGACCCCTGGTCAACGCTGACGTACCCACAAGGCGCGGCAACCGTTGGCGACAAACTCTTTGACGTGGAGTATGTGGACGGAGCGACCACGATCCAATGGATCTACCACCTACGCAACACCGGCACCGAGCTTTTCCGCTGCATGGTCATCTAAATCAAGATCACTTCGACACCCTGCTTATCCCCGGCTCGGGGAAGGAAAGCTTTGTACTTGTTCTGTACGAGATACAAATGGAATAGGATCATCACATGACGAACTTCGACCCCGCATCCCTCCTGTCCGACGACGAGAAGGCCACGATCGTCAATCAGCGCGCGAAACAGTGGGCAGCCGAGGCGTTCAGCCACCAGCTCAACCGGGAGGCGCTACTGGCAACTGACCCTCAGGCCGACACCTCCGATATTGACGCTGCGCTCGCGACCCTGACAACCGCCGTCGAGCAAGCTATGGTCAAGAGCAACGAAATCTCTGCGGCGCAGGAGTAGCACCGCAGCACTACCCGTACCCGCTTTAGCCAGTCTGAGGTACGGGTCGCTAGTACCCTGGCTGTATGCGTGGTCAGGATCTCAGTGGGCGTTTCGACTCCCAATTTGAGGTCTCACACATCGGGGTTGGCATCGGACAAGACCTTGAGCACCCCATTGGGCAGACTGTGCTCTGGTGGACCTACGCGCCCGATGAATCAGACACCGATCCTGTGTACGACGTGGGTAGCTACACGGGCGGTGGACGGCGTTGGAACCGGCCATTCGTTGTCCCTGTCGTACAGGCTTCTATTAACCAGGGTCCGCAGTACCAGAACGACCGTGGTTTCTACACGATGGACAACCTGACGCTGGTTATTAACGCACCCGTCGTGTACCGACTGCTCCCCAACCTCATGCACAGTCCAGACGGCCACATCTTGGACCGCATCACGTATCGCGGGGAGCTGTTCCAGCCCACCACTGTGTACCCCAAGGGCCATATTCACGACCATCTCGTAGTAGTCCGCATCGACGCTGACCAGGTCAAGCCTGAGGAAGTCGTTAACGATCCGCAGTTCGTCAAATACGGATACGATGTCCTCACTGAGGATGCGTACCCCTCAGACGATCTGTACCCAGGACTTACTACGTTCACGGGCGTCCCATCGGACGACCCATATCCCTCAGACGACACGTATCCGTCACCTGATCTGACACCGGGATCGTAGGAAGTTGGAGTCATGACCTACACCAAGTTTCACGCCGACTGGAAAGACAAGCCGTCCAAGGAGACGCCCGTCACCAGTCAGGCGCTAGAGCACATCGAGAACGGGGTAGCGGCGGCTCACGTCACCGCCGATGCAGCAATCCCGAAGTCGGTGGTGGACGCCAAAGGTGACCTCGTAGTCGCGTCCGGTGCAGATGCGCTAACTCGCCTCCCAGTTGGCGGGGATGCCCAGTACCTCACGGCTGACTCAGGAACGGCAACCGGACTTCGCTGGCGCGCGCTGACCGGGACCATCAACGCATCAGTCGTGGATGCCAAGGGAGATCTTCTCGTAGCTACGGCGAACGACACGGTGGCCCGACTGGCCGTTGGATCCAACAACCAGGTGCTCATCGCTGACTCCGCTCAAACAACCGGCACCAAATGGGGAGCGGTCACAGACGCAGTCGCGAACGGCAGCATCACCGACGCCATGCTCGCTGGTTCTATTAGCCCGAGCAAGGTCACGGGAACTGCGGTGGTGAACGCGGATAGCCGTCTCACCGACAGCCGGACCCCAACAAGCCACGCAACGAGCCACAAGTCTGGCGGCTCAGACGCCATCAAGCTCGATGAGCTGGCGGCTCCAACCAGTGCAGTAGACGTCAATAGCCAGAAGATCACATCACTGGCAACTCCTACCAACAGCGCCGATGCGGTCACCAAGGCATACGCCGACGGGATGATTCCGAAATCCCTGGGAACCGCCAAGGGCGACATCATTGCGTTCACCGCTAGTGGAACACCAGCTCGTCTGGCAGCGGCATCCAACGGCTACCTGCTGTCGTACGACTCCGGCACGTCCACAGGGCTTTCCGCCACGACCGTCCCACTCCTGCGCAACGGTGCAGGTATCCCCTCAAACGGGACAGGCGTTGACGGGGACTTCTACATTGATACGTCCAACTCCCGGCTCTACGGCCCCAAGGCTGCAGGCGTATGGTCCGGCACCTACGTTCCACTGACCGGAAGCGACGGAGCGGATGGCGTTAGCTTCGTATTCCGTGGGCCGTGGGCCTCAGGCACCAGCTACGTTGCTGGCGACTGGGTGTCGTACGGTGCGTGCCTGTGGGCCTGTAACGGGTCAGTAGTGAGCAACTCCGTTGCCCCGCCATCGGATGCCGGGTGGGAGCTGGCCACCAATCCGCTGTCGCCGCCATACCTGGGTGCGACCCAGCAGATGTTCGTCAAGGGCCACACAGCCACCACGGTCACCGCTTCCACCATCGGTGTCGGTGCGTCCCGTGTTGCTCCGATCTTCATCCCCATCGGCGCAACCATCGACAAGCTGACCATTGAAGTGACGGCAGCCGAAGCATCCTCCGTTGGGCGGCTCGGAATCTACGGCTGCAACTCCAACGGTAACTACCCAGGAACCCTGCTGCAGCACGGAACCTTCGATGGCTCCGGCTCGGCTGGGATGCGGGTCGTTGACATCACCAACGTCACCTCCACCGGACTGTTCTGGCTGGCCTACAAGCCAGAAACAAGTGCTGGCGGGACGCTCGCAGTTCGCGGATTTCAGGATGGCCCGGTTGAACCATGGGTGGTTAACGACTCTGCAGTCTCGGCGACGGACACCATGGCCAACGGCTACGTCTGCTCGTCTGGCGAGAACAGCACCACCCTGCGATCCACGTTCCCGACGTGGAATGGAACTGGCTTCGGGTACACCACCAAGATTCCGCGAGTCGGAGTGATCTTGGCATGACGTTTATGGAGCAGTTCAGTCCCGGCAACTCAGCGGCCATCACGGCTGCGAAGGCGACGCGCGCTGGAACCAAGAGTCTCGTCGGGGTGTAGTCAAAAAAGTTCCCACATCTGTACCTCATATGGAATAAACCGAAGAACTCCCTTGTTGTACTTATTACCAAGTAACCAAATGTGCAAGCGGGAGCACTCATGAACCAGAGCTACGGAACAACAAACGTCGGATTCGATCCAGGTGTAGTCAACGGCACTGCGCCGGTTTACACCAAGGGTCGCTACCAGCAAATGCTCGCCGAGCAGATGTACGGCGAGCGGGACTTTCGCAGGGCACTGGAAGACCCGTGGGGCGAGTGGGTCACACGCAGTGTCGTCTACTACGGCATCATCATGGGCCTGTTCGCCTTCTGCATGGCCGGGGTACTCATTCGAGGGGTCATCAACGCGAAGGATGCCGGTGGGGCGCTCTTCTACGTCGGACTGCTGGTCGTATTCGCTGGCTGGGGCGTGTACATCATGTACACCCGCGTCGTCAGCACCCTGATCGAGACTGCTCAGTTCGCGGAATGGAAGAAGACACCCGAAGGTGCCTACTGGGTGCAGGCGTACTTGCACCAGAAGCCATGGGATCCACAGAACCCTATGAACCCCATGAATCCTGTGAACCAACGCAACCAGGCAGTGGCTCCTCCCGGAGTTCCGATGCCCAAGACCCGCACAGCCGGAACGCTGCCTAACCTGTATCTCCCGCCTCGGTAGCAGCGATTCCTAGAAAGCCCTCGGACAATATGTTCGGGGGCTTTCTGCATGACGGGAGCAGTTCCCAACCCGTACCCTCGGAGTTGTAGCAGCTACATGCGGTAGTTGCTACGGACGGCCCTGGATTCGAGGTTTGGTATGGACGACTTTGACGCGCTTGTCAGCGTCATCAGTGCGCCCCTCGAAGAGGCCATTGAATCCACCGAGCGTCAAATGACAGTCTCCCTTCGCGTCATGGCATCGGCAGCGGGGTGGCCCGCACGCATCGTCACGCTGCTTCGAATCGTCGAACGTGATGGCCAGTTCGTGCCGGGTTACCCGAAGTCGATCCAGAAGGAAGTCGAAGATCTGGAGTACGGCATCACGGGAGAACCCAACCCCGTACTTCGCCGGTTCGCTAATAGAAGCGAAAGCATGGCCACCCGCGCACTCACGCGGAAGCTGTTGGCCTTATGACCAACACAATCATCGACGACAACTGGCAGGCCGAGACTACGGGCTTCCCCAACATCTCTGACGGCTTCCTCATTGACGAGGACAACGCGCTGCGCCGCCACCTGCTTGGCATCAACGTCTACGACGACACGGGCAAGCCGCGTCCTGTCGGTGTGTGGTTCTCCCAGCCCGAGCTGGAGATGCGTGAGCAGAAATACCCCTACGCGACCATCAGCCTCATCGACGTCACGGAGGCCCCGAACCGCGTGATGAGCGGCCACGGAGGCGGCTGGGTTCCGGCCATGTCGTTCCCGATGGATCTGCTTCCCGAGAACGTGGAGCTGGGTGACGACGGTCGCCTCTACAACTCCGACGGCTTGTGGAACGACGTTTGGATCGACACCACCGGGTTCCCTCTTTCTATTAAGTCGCGCCCACCAGTTCCTGTGCAGGTGGACTACCAGATCCGCGCCTTCTCCCGCCATCCCCGGCATGACCGCCAAATCCTGGCTGGCTTCCTGGGCAAGAAGGTTCCCTACCGGTACGGCTGGCTCGACATGAAGACGATCGACGGGACCACCCGCCGCCTAGAGCTTCTCGACATCGGTCACTCCGAGGCAGTCGAGAACGGCAAGCGACTGTTCGTTTCTACATTCACCGTCCGCGTCGATTCGTTCATGCCGGTCGGAGAAGTTCAGGTCTACGAGGGTCAGTACGTCACCAAGATCCTCGGCAACATCAAGCACCACATCGTCACGAATGAGGCAGCGGTGAGCGAAGCAGACTTCGTCATCATGCCTCCAACAAACCCCTAGCGGGAAAACCAACTAGAAGGAGCGAGAAATGGCTGAGTACCGCACACCTGGGGTGACAGTTAGTGAGTCACTGAAGGCGCGTGAGACTGGCACAACCAACTCCGGCATCGCCCGGTCAGTCATCGTTGGGCCAACAGCACAAGGACCGACGGTGCCAACCGCTGTCGGCAACTGGAGTCAGTTCGTCGAGCTGTTTGGCGACTGGCGAGCAGTCGTCCCCGGCTCGGACGCTGAAGAGCCGTCCAAGCAGATGGTGGATGCGGCGTACACGTACTTCTCCAACGCGTCGGCGGGTGCCAGCCCCTTGACCGTTGTTCGCGTTCTAGAAAGTGGCGCGGACTACGCCACCAAGTCTGTCGTGGATGCGTCCTACACGGGAACCACCGAAGAGAAGACGGCCTTCAACATCCAGGCCATCTCGCCAGGTAACTGGGGCAACAACCTGCAGATCGTCATCCTCAAGCCCACATCGTTGGCACCAGGTGCCGATGAGGGAGACGACGATGCGGAGCTGCTCTCGCGCTTCAGCATCGTGGTCAAGCTTGACGGTCGCGTTCTGGAAAGCCACAACTACCTGACGCTCAAGGCGTCCGACCGTCAGTACTGCGCCACGGTGGTCAACGGGTTCTCCCGGTACATCCGCTTGACCGACGTCAAGGCCAACGGAACGCACATCGTTCCGGGGATCTCTGAGGGAAGCACAACCAAACTGTCCGGTGGATCAGACGGAGACGCACCCGTCTCCAGCGACTACACCGATGCCCTCAAGCAACTGGACTCCATCGCTCAGCCACTGACGATGACGGCCCCAGGCATCTCGGACACCACGATCGTCAACGCAGTCGTGGCGTACGGCTCCCAGCGCGGAGACGCCTTCACCATCATCTCGGCACCGGACCTATCCCCGGACGAGAACGATGTGGACTCCGTCCAGTACTGGGCAGCAGGGCTGACCAAGTCCAGCTTCGCCGCCGTCTACTACCCAGACGTGCTGATCGCTGACCCGCTCATCGGGTCGTCGAACATCACGCGCTCGGTGTCCAACGCCGGTTCCGTGCTCGGTGCCTTCGCGGACAACGACCAACGCGTCGGTGTGTGGCGTACCCCAGCAGGTACGTCCGCCTTCCTACGCGCGGTCGTGCAACCCAGCCGCGCTCTGAGCGCTGACCGGCTGTCGTCGCTGAACTCGGGCTACAACCCGATCAACGTCATTCGCCGAGTCAACACCATCGGCCCTTGCATCATGGGTGGGCGCACGCTCGACCAGCGTCAGTCGGATCGCTACGTGGGCATCCGCCGGTCGCTGTCCTTCGTTCGCTCCAGCCTGCAGAGCCTGTTGGAGTACGCGCTCTTCGAGCCGAACGGTCCCGACCTGTGGGCCGACGTCACAGCTCGCCTGGAGAACTTCCTCGGTCTGTACTACCAGCGCGGAGCACTGCGTGGCGCACGCGAGCCGGAAGCGTTCTACGTGACCTGCGACGCCACCAACAACCCTCCGTCCTCGGTGGCAGCCGGAGAGCTGCACGTCACGGTCGGAGTCGCGGTGGAGTACCCGGCTGAGTTCGTGATTATCGATCTTGTCCAGCACCAAGAATCCGTCCGCAACTAGGAGAGCTGACTAATGGCAAACGCAACCCCCCGCTTCATCAATCAGCGCTCCAGCGCTGCGAGCGACCCGATCCGTAACTTCCGGTTCGTGGTCAAGATGAGCACCTTCGATGGAACTCCCGACAAGTTCGACACCACGTTGGGGTTCACATCAATCTCTGGTCTGTCCATGCAGACGGAGGCGATCCCGTATCGCGAAGGTGGCTACCACACGACCATGCACATGCTGCCTGGTCAACAGTCCTTCTCGCCGGTCACCTTCCAGCGTGGAGTCACGCTGGGATCAACCCAGCACTGGAACTGGTGGACGCAGATCTTCGATCCGGGACGCGGAGCAGCGCAGGCATCAGGCGTCACGGAGTCCTTCCGTTGCCAGATCGCCATCTCTGTTCTGGCACACCCGCAGCCCATCGACGTTGACGCTGCTGGGGTCAAGGACTTCGCTCAAGATCCGGTCGTAGCAACGATCCTGCTCATGAACGCGTGGCCCACGAACCTCGCCTACGCAGACTTCAACGCAGGTGACAACGGTATCTGGGTCGAGCAGATGACCATCGTTCACGAAGGCATGGACATTCAAATGAACGGCAAGCCGAAGATCGGTGGCGACCTCGTCACCTACGGCGACGCCATCAACACCGGAATCAACTAACTAATCACCCACTAACTGGAGCATCAAATGACACAGGGCCTTCAAGAAGATCTTCGCGACCTCACCGAGATCGTTGACGAAGCAAAGAGCGAACTCTCCGAAGTAGAAGCGGCACCCACGGTCCCGCCGGAGGACACAACAGTTGTCCTGCCGGTGGGCCTGTGGGATCCCGCAAACGGGGTACGTGACATTGCCGAAGTCCGGGAACTCAATGGGTACGACGAGGAGTTCATCCAGAAGGCCAAGACCCTCGGGGCAAGTGTCCAAACGATTCTTGAAAGGGCAGTGGTGTCGGTGGGAGGTCAGCCATTCCGAAAGGAAGAAGCAGACCTGCTGACCATCGGAGACCGCTTCGAGCTTCTATTAGGCATCAGCCGCGTGACGTGGGGAAGCGTGATCGAAGTCCCCGCAGCCTGCACAACGTGCGAAGCCGTCGTCGAGGTCGGCATCGACATGGACGACATCGAACGACGCACGTTGGATAACAAGCTCAGCGACCGCACCTTCGAGATCGTCCTGCCGTCAGGAGCCGTTGCGGTGGCCGGGTACCCAACAGGCGCTCTGCACCGACGGGTACTCAACGAGGACATCTCCACCGGAGCGGAGATGACCACCGCGCTCATCGCCGACTGCGTCACCGGGATCACCGGGTTCCCCTTCGTGAACGAGTCCACGGCTCGTGGGTTGTCGTCAAAGGACCGCAAAGCAATCGCGGACTTCTTCGTCGATGTCCTACCAGGACCAGTTCTAGAAGACATCACGGCGGAGTGCTCCGAATGCGGCTCGGAAGTGACCACCTCTATCCCGGTGGGAGCCTTGTTTCCCGGTTAGCTACACCGCTCACATGGACGAATTGGAGGCGCTGGTTCACATGTACCACTTCTCCTTGTCGGACGTGAAGGGCATGTCTCTTCGTGAACGGGCGAACTGGATTAACCGATCGTTAGAGCGACAAGCGCGAGCTGAGATGGGAGCGAGAAATGGCTGACAGCGACCCGTCAGGTCTCAAGCTGCTTCGCAACTTTGGTAGAATCACCAGCGCGGTCAGCAACCTCCGCAAGGAAGTTGAGAAGCTCAACAAGGAAGTCGCCAAGCTCAAGACCGGGCTGAGCGGACTCAACCTCTCATCCGGTAGCTCCCTGGGGATGAACCCGTCGCTTCTGAACGTGGGTAAGGGATCGCAGATCTTCAACCACGGGATGGGCGGCGCGGCGTCAGCTCCCAAGGCTGGCCCGTCCATGCCGTACCCCCGGCCCGCAGCCATGCACGGCACGTTCACAGGTGCTGCCGAGAAGATGGGCATCACCTGGAAGACCATCCCAACCTCGTCCTTCGGTAACAAGGGCGGCGGATCTCATCCTCCCGCAGGAGGCGGCGGGACCAGTGGTGGCGGCGGTCCCAACTGGATGAAGATGGCCAGCTACGGGGTGAAGGGCGCGACCTACGCGTCAACCGCCATGAACACCCTCCTGCCTTCGGTGGACTCCTCGATGGGCGTTGCCGAGACCCTGTGGACTGCGGCCCAAGCCCAGGGCGGCGGTCGCGGTATGCGCGACTACCTCAAGACCGGGTTCCGCGACGCCATGCCCACGATGCTCAACCCGAACTCGTACGCCCAGGTGGCAGCAGTCACCAACCCCAACATGGATGCGCGCTCCGGTGTGAACATCGCGCGCAGCGCATCCTTCTACGGGTCGATGGGTATGGATGAAGGGTCCGCCGCTGCCGCAATGGTGAGCATGTACAGCGGAAGTACGTCCGCGCGGGCATTCCAGCACGGTTTGCTCATGACGGACCCGAAGACGGGCAGGCGCAAAGATGTTGAGGAAGTCACCAAACAGCTCTACGCGCAGCTTGGTGTGAGCAGGTACAAGGACGCGGGTGAGGTGACCAACCAGCTCTACGCTGGGGAACCCAATAGGCTGCTCGATCAGATGGGCTTCAACGAGGATGCGAAATCCTTGATTAAGACAAACCTCCTGAAGCGCTACACAGCGGAGAAGGAGGGTAAGCCCTTCAACATCGACGAGCGCGACAACTCCGACGAGAACCCGTTTAGTGCGCGCGGCCAGTTAGGTAAGGCCGAGAGCGACCTCACGGCAACGAGCATGGACTCCAACGTCCGAGGAACTAACATTTCCACGCAGGTGGTAAAGGATTTCACGGCGGCTCTTCAAGGAGTTATTAATAGGCTCGGCCCGATCGGTCAATTCGGTATCGGAGCCAAGGCCGGTATGGACGGCATCATGAGTGGACCTCTGGGGTTGGTGATTCGCGCCCTCACTGGTGGTCTTGCCAGCGGCGTCGGGGGGTCCGGCATTCTCCCTGGTGTCGGCGGAAGCGGGATCAAGAACATGACCCCAGGGGTCGGGGGCAGCGGGATCAAGTCCGGCGGGTCATCGTCCATGGGCGGTGCAGCGTTACTCCTCGGGTCGGCTGGGGGCGGATCGTCGCTGTACTTCGGGGGCAGCCTCCCCGGTTCTATTAAGGGTGTTGCGGCCAACACGTGTACTTCGGGGGCAGTCTCCCCGGTTCTATTAAGGGTGTTGCGGCCAACACGTCTAAGGGATCGTCGTCTCCCACGGCTGGAGGTTCCACAGGTTCAGCGCTCGGAGGATCCGCTGGTGGCGGTTCGTCCCCCTCTGGCGGAAAAGGCCCACGATTCATTTACCAGCAGCTCCTGGCCAAGGGCTACAGCCCAGCAGGTGCCGCAGCGATTCTTGGAAACCTGGAGATCGAGTCAGGGTTCAACCCCCACTCGACTGGAGACGGTGGGACCGCACATGGCATCGCCCAGTGGCGCGGAGATCGCTGGGCCAACCTCAAGGCGTTCGCGAAGAAGTCTGGCCGCAGCGAGTGGGACGTAGGAGCTGAGGTTGACTTCCTCGTCAAGGAACTGAGCAGCTACAAGGGCCTGAACAAGATGCTTCTTGACCCGAAGACGGACGCGGGTAAGGCGGCGCGTCAGTTCGACGCGATCTTCGAGCGCTCCGATGGCTCAGCTCGTGATGCTCGCGCAAAGGCTGCAGAGAAGTACCTCAAGAGGTACGGGTCGCACTCCGAAGGAGCATGGGACGTCCCGAAGGACCAGGCGGCAAAGCTTCATAGCGGCGAGATGGTGCTGCCTGCAGAGATTGCCCACTCCGTACGTGAGGTACTCGCGGGTAAGCGCGCAGGGGGTTCAGGAGGCGGCACGGTCAACGTGTACGTGACGCTGAACAACGCGTCGCGTGCTGAGGCGGAACGCCTTGTGACCATCGTCGGTGAGGAAGTAAAGAAGCGAGCGAACCTCGACTCCCTGGCCAGTGTGTGAGATGCAGAAGCCATTCAAGGGCGATTACACCCCTAGTGCCAACCCGCTGCACGAGAAAAAGAAGGATCTGGAAGGAGGTGCGCTTGACTACCCGTTGGTGTACCAACCGGTGTACGCCGTCGGGGCGGGCACCATCAGATTCACGGTCTTTGACCGCCCCGACACTGGCGCAAACCCAACCCTCAAGGTGAACCCAGGCAACATCATTGTGCTGCACACGATGTGGAACAACCAGCCCATCACAGTGGTGTACGTCCATCTTCAGCAGAACAGCCTGAAGGTGGGTGCTGGAGACGAGGTCAAAGAGGGGCTGAAGGTTGGTGCCGGAGACGAGGTCAAAGAAGGACAGCTCCTGGCGACCTCTGGGAACAGCGGAGACACCACCGGCCCCCATCTGCACATCCAGGCGTCGTACGGGCACCTCGAACTGCAGGATTACTACGGGGCGTACAAGGGTCCGTTCATTGAACCTGTGTCCCAGATATGGGCAGGTGCCGGTGACCCTTCTGGGGTTACCGGAGATGGGCATCCCAATGGTTCTGTCGGGGGTGACAATGCGTCAACGGGCACGGTCGATACCGAGAACCAGCTCCGTCAAGAGGGTGACTTCTCTAAGGTCAAGAGGCTGCTGACGAGGGAGTCCATCCTCAGTGGAGTCGAGTTCAACCCGCCACCTCCCACGCCCTACCTTGAAGCGGGATGGATCTCAAATCGACGTGCAAATAGCGACCGCAACCCCCGAGGATGGATCGTCCGTGACCCAGTTGCGCTTGGGATCACTGGAGCAGTACCCGCGACCCAGACCGCTGCCGGGAACGCAGACTCCGGGGGCGCGACTGCCACGGATGGAACCAAGAACAACAGCGGTGGGGACTGGCTTGGGCTCACCCAGAAATACGGGATGAGATTCCACTACAACCCTGAACAGACTGGCGAGTCCTACTCCACGGCCATGGGGTCTGACCCGATCCTGATGCGTCGGTCCTTAGCTATCGGAAACGCGCCTGTCGGGTTGACAGGTGGCGGGTTCTCGTTCACCGTCGTTCTCGACAGACGCGCCGACGTCAGCCTGTTCCGAACGGGAAACGACGTGAGCAAGTGGTATCCAGAGTCGATTACCAAAGGCAAGCTACAAGAGTTGGGGGAACGGGGAACGCTGGTAGATCTGGAGTACCTGATCCGGGTGTTCAACGGTGACCCCCAGCAGCTCTGGCATGGACTCAGCAGTGACTTCGGGCTGATCTTGCCGGTGACCGCGATCGTCTCTTTCGGAGACGCTCCTGTTTCCCGGAAGATCAGGGGGATCGTCCAGACGATCTCTGTTGACCACCGCCTGTTTGCCTCCGGGATGGTTCCCACAAGAACATACGTGACGATCTCCATGATGCGAATCGTGGATTCGTACTACATGGCGACTGGAGACACCGACCCAACTGGGGATTCCAAGATCGGCGGAACGGTAGCGCCAAAGTCCGGCAACGACGTTATCAAGCAGAAGACCGGGGACGAGGCCCTTGGTGCATTCGCTCCTGAGAACCCTGGCAACGCCTTCACCCCGGCCACCCCGATCCTCCCACCCGGAACTACCAAGTAAGGACGACAAATGGCGCTCCCACTTCCCCTTGAGTACATGCAGAAGTACTACCCGAACAGCACTCGGACGACCGTCGAGTCGGGCAAGCTCGTGGTGTCTCCGTACTGGAGCATCGACATCACCTGTCCCACGGGTACGCACGTCTATGCAGTGCTGGATGGGACCATCTCCACCATCGGAGTGGATAGCGGCAACAAGTTCCTGCTACTCAACACCCATTTCAATGGGGATGCAGTGGTGGTCGCGTATGAGCACCTGTCGGATACCACGCTGGTCAGCGTGGGAGACGAAGTCACCGCAGGCGAAACAATCGCGCTATCTGGTGCCAGCGGGACAACCGTGGCACACCTGACCATCGGTGCTCACTTCGACCACCGCTACCAGGAAGTCTCCAGCCACCGCCAGCCGTCAAAGACGATCTTCCCTCCTGATGCGCTGTGGATTCGTAACCCCCCACGAGGCGACAGCATTCCCTCTCCGACCACTACTGACTTCGAGTCGTACCGTGAATCTGTTGGGCTAAGGAACTGGGTATGAGCGCCTCGTTACCGCCCGTATTGGGAACAAACTCTGCCAACGGAGCGGTGCAAACCCCCGCCAAGGCCAGCAAGACTATTCAAGGGTTTCCCACGGTCGGTGGTTCGCTCGGTGCTCAGGACAGCGGTGTATCCATAGTCACCAGCCAGATTGTTCCAGGCAAACTCACCGAAGGTGTGCTGTTCAACGCGCCTCAGCCCAACATCCAGGATTACGCGCTCGGCAAGAACCTGGCGATCCCCAACTCTCGTGGGTTCCTCGTGAGCGATCCCGTATGGCGCTCCCAGGTTCGCGACATCAAATCCACCTGGGCGTCGTGGAACGACAACTACGGATTCCGCTTCTCCTACAACCCGGAGACAGTCCAAGAGCAATACACCATGGACATGGAGAGCGACCCTATCCTCGCGGTGAGGTCAGCAGCTCAGAAGGCGTACCCAGTAGGTCTCGACACGGGCGTAACGATGTCCCTCAACCTCACGCTGTACCGGGGCGAAGACCTCAACCTGTTGGCAGGAAGCGACTACGAGAAGTACTACAACGGGATCACCTCCGAACAGCGCGACAACATCTTGGCCAACGGAACCCAGGCCGACATCGAACACCTGTTCCGACTCTGCAACGGGTCTCCCATAGAGACCTGGCGAGGCACCACGGCGGACTGGGGGATGCTTCTACCGGCAATAGTCGTCGTGTCCCTGTCGGACTACACCGGCACGCGTCGCATCCGTGCCCGCATCACAACGGTGAGCTGGACACACAAGCTCTTCGCTCCAGGCATGGTGCCCATCCACACCGAGATGACTAT